GCTTCAGAAAAAGAAGCTATACATACATTACGCCTTACTAGGTAATGGTAGCAGATATTAAAATAACAGCCAATACAGTTGATGTAATGGCTTACATAAAAAGAACTAAACAAGCAATCCCAACACAAATACAAAAAGGTTTAGCCCAAGCATCTTTATATGGTATTCAACAGATAACTGAAAAGTCACAAAAAGGTCAACTTCCAGATGGAGGACGTTTTAAACCTTATAAAAAATCTACTAGAAAAGATAGGGCTACAAGAGGGCGGCAAGTATCTTTTGTTGATTTAACAGATACAGGAAGAATGTTTAGATCGTTAACATCTAAATTAGCTAAATCTAAAGCTACTTTGTTTTTTAGAAGGCAAGAAGAAAATAGAAAAGCATTTTTCCATGATACAGGAACAAAACATATGCAATCCAGACCATTTTTTGCTATTGGACGAAGGGATGAAGATAAGATAAGAGATATATTCTTTAAGGTTATAAGATTATGAGTAAAAGAGAAGATATTGCTGGAGATATAATTACTAAACTAGATGCTATTACTAGCCCTATTGAGTTTAAAAAAATTACTAGAGAACCATTTGAGCCAGAGGAACTAGCTGATCCACAGTTTCCAAGTTGTTATATTCAAACAGGAGATGAAACAAGGGAGATATTATCTTTAGGAGATGTTGGCACAGGAAAAAGACAAGGAACAATAGATTTTCTCATTGTTGGTTTTGTAAAAGGCACAACATCCAATATAGATACGTTACGCAATCAACTCATAGAAGTGGTGGAAGAAACATTAGATGCTGATATTACAAGAAATAACAAAGCCCTAAATACCCAAGTTATTGAAGCTAACACAGATGAAGGTGTACTTTTTCCTTATGGTGGTGTAAGAATTGTGGTAAGAGTTTTATATGAATTTGTTAGAGGTACTGCATAATGGCTAAAAGAATAAAAATATATTTTCCTAATGGTAAAGATCAAATAGAGATACCAGATGATAAGCTGGATAAATATCTTGCAAATGGTTTTAAAATTGATAAAAAAGTTTCTAGATCAGCTTCAAAAAAAGTTGAGGTTGAGGAAAAACCAGAAGAAACAAACGAGGAGTAGATTATGGCAACTCATGTTGGAACAAGTGGAGTAGTAAAAGTTGGCTCAGCGACAGTTGCTGAAGTAACAGGTTTTACTCTTAACGAAACACAAGACACAGTTGAAGATACGGCTTTAACTGATTCAAAAAAATCTTACATTGCATTACGAGGAGATGCTACTGCAACTATTGAATGTCATTGGGATGAAACAGATACCAATGGACAAGAAGCATTAGATGTTGGCTCAAGTGCAACTATTGAATTATATCCAGAAGGTGCAGATAGTGGGGATGCTTACTATAATGGTACTGGAATTGTAACAGGTGCTGATGTGGCTGTAACAATGGATGGAATAATTTCTAGAACACTTAATATTCAATTTAGCGGTGGAGTAACACACAGCACAGTATAAGGATTAAATGCCAGAAAAAATTGATTTTTTTCAAGGTGTCAGAGATCACTTTGAAAGTTTAGAAGTTAAAATTATAGAAGTACCAGAATGGGGTTTGGAGGGCGACAGAGCAATCTATGTTCGCCCTTTTACAATGAATGAAAAGGCACGAATATTTAAGGGTGCTAACGACTCAGATTTAAACGTATTAGTAGATGTAATTATCCAAAAATCCGAAACTAAGGATGGAGAAAAGATGTTTGATCTATCTCATAAGCCAAAGTTTAAAATTAAAGCTGATACAGATGTTATTTCTAGAGTTGCTTCAGAGATACTTGCACAAGACAATATTTCTGACCTTAAAAAAAAATAAATTCTGATCCAGAGTTATATTCTATCATAGCATTAGCTGAACGATTGCATATGTCCGTTAGAGATGTATTGCAAATGCCAGTTCAAGAGTTTAATATGTGGCTTGCTTATTTTGAAATTCAACATGATAAAGCTGAACAACAACAACGAATGAACCGCTAAATGGCTACAAAACGAGTTAATATAGATATAGTTGCTAAGGATAAATCGCAACAGGCACTTAATAAAGTTCGTGGTAATTTAGACGGAGTAAAAAAAGCTGTATTTAATGTAAGAAACGCATTGGCTGGTTTGGGTGCTGGTTTAGTCATTCGTAATATAGTCAACACAGGAAAAGAGATAGAAGGATTACAAGTACGATTAAAATTCTTATTTGGTAGTGTTGAAGAAGGAGCAAAAGCATTTGATAAAATGGCTGAATTTGCTTCTAGAGTTCCTTTTAGCTTACAAGAAATTCAAGCTGGTTCTGGAAATTTAGCTGTTGTTGCAAAAGATGCAGATGAATTAGCTAATTTAATGGAGATAACAGGTAATGTTGCGGCGGCAACAGGACTAGATTTTAGAACCACAGCAGAACAAATACAAAGATCATTTAGTGCTGGTATAGGTGCGGCTGACTTATTTAGAGATAGAGGTGTTAGAGCCATGCTTGGTTTTAAAGCTGGTGCTACAGTATCTATAGACGAAACTGTTAAAAGATTTGAACAAGTATTTGGTGCTGGTGGAGAGTTTGGGGGAACAACAGAAGCATTAGCACAAACACTTGAAGGAACTTTATCAATGATTGGCGATAAAGTATTTACCTTTAAGAAAACATTATTAGATGCTGGTTTTTTTGCAGAACTTAAAAATCAATTTGGAGATTTAGACCAATTTTTACAAGATAACGCTGAAACTTTAGATGAACTTGCTATTGCAATCGGAAAAGGTTTAGCAGATGCTGTTAGAATTAGTGCTGATGCAATTATATTTATTAAAGATAATTTTAATCTTTTTGTTGAAACTATTAAATTATTAATTTCATTTAAAGTTGCTGGAATATTTATTGGGTTGGCTGGTGGAATATTAAAAGCAAATTCTGCTATGTTATTATTTAATGCAACAATAAAAAGAAATTTATTTATTGCTGGTGCGGCAATAGTTATTTCACAATTTGATAAAATTTTAGATATGCTTGGAAAATTACCAAGTGATTTTGATAATGCTTCAGCCGCAATAGCACACAATAATGAACAAATAAATCATTACACAAAACAATTATCATTAGCAAATTCTCATTTAGAACAATTAAAAAAACAATATGGAGAAAATACAAAAATAAAAGAACATCAAGATCAAATTAAAGATGCAAGTGATTTAGTTCAAGAATACACAGACAAATTAAAAGAATTAAAAGCATTAAATGACGATATATTTAAAGATAGCTACCCTGTTTATGAAGATAGAATTTTAAGATTAGTTGGTGCGATAAAAAAAGAAACTGATGCTGTTAAAAAAAATACAGATACAAAAAAAGATTTAAACCATGATTATTTAAATGAAACTTTAGATGAATTTAGAAAAGAATTAGAAGAAGAAAAGAAAAAAGAAGAAGAAATAAACAAAATATTACAAGAAAATAGACTCAAAGGAATACAAATATTCCATGATATGCAACAAGAAAAAGAAAGAATATATAATGAAAGTAAAATTTTAGAAATTAACAATGAAAATGAAAAGGCAAAAAAATTAAGAGAAATTAACAAAAATAACTTTCATAAAATGTTAGATGACGCTTTGAAATTTGAAAGTGAAAAAGCAAGATTAAGAGAGGAAGGAAAACAACACGCTATTTCAGAATCTAGAAGTGCATTAGAAGAATTATCAAAAGTAAACAGAACAGCTTTCCAAGCATTTAAAGCTGTAAGAATAGCAGAAGCAACTATTAACGCTTATAAAGGTGCATCTATGGCTCTTGCTACATATCCTCCTCCATTTAGTTTTATTGCCGCCGCCGCTAGTGTTGCAAAAGGTTTAGCTTTAGTTGCACAAATAAAATCATCTAATTTTAGGGCTGGCGGTGGATCAGTAAATAAAGATCAAGCATATATGGTTGGAGAAAAAGGTGCAGAGATGTTTGTGCCGAGTGGTTCTGGAAAAATAGTTCCAAATCATCAATTAAGTAATGGTAAACCTGTCACAGTTAATTTTAATATTAATACAGTAGATGCTAGAGGGTTTAATGAATTATTAGTTAATAGTAGAGGAGTCATAATAAATATGATTAATAGTGCTGTTAATGAAAAAGGAAAAATGGCAATAGTATGAGTGGGGCTTTACCAAACACAAATTTTAATGCTCTTAATTTTAAGAGCCAGCAAAAAACACTTGTATCAACAACGGATAGTGGAAAAACATTTCGTAGGCAAGTTGACGGTCAAAGATGGACTTTTACAGTTTCTTATCCATTATTAACGAGGGCTAATTTTGCACCTATACAAGCATTTATTATTAAACAACGCTCACAAAAAGAAATTTTTACAATAACGTTTCCTAGCTACATGAATGCACAAGGTAGTGAAACAGGAACAGTTTTAGTTAATGGTGTTCACGCTGTTGGCGATACTACGATTGCTGTTGATGGTCATGCGGCTGATTCTGCTGGTAGTTTCAAAGCTGGAGATTTAATTAAGTTTGCTGGTCATTCAAAAGTATATATGATTGTATCAGATGTTACTCCAAGTTCTAACGCATCAACATTAACAATAGAACCGCCATTACGAAGTGCTTTAGCTAATAATGAAGCTGTTACTTATGATAGTGTTCCTTTTACTGTTTATCTGAATAGTGATTTACAAGAATTTCAAACTAACCAAAATGATAGTAATGGAAACCTATTATTTACTTTTGAATTTGATGTTACAGAGAGTTTATAATGGCAAGAGGATTATCAAGTGCTGTCAAAACAGAATTGGCAACAGGAAACATCAATCCTGTTATTTTAGTTTATATAGGTTTTGCAACTCCAGTTTATCTAACTAATTGTAGTTTTGATTTAGTATCAAGTGTTTCTGGAAGTTCACAAACATATTCTGCAAGTGGACATTTACGAGGAATAACAAATGTAAGTGAAAGCAATCAACCAACAAAAAACACTTTAGCATTATCTTTATCTGGTGTTGATCAAACATATATTTCTGTTGCTCTTAATGAAAACATCATAAACAAAGAAGTAAAAATATGGCGTGGTTTTTTAGATGATACTAACGCATTAATTAGTGATCCCTTTTTATTATATTACGGAACAATAGATGATTTTAAAATTAACGATACGACAGATACAGCAAATATAGTTTTAACAATTAGTTCTCATTGGGGGCAATTTGAAAAAACAAGTGGTAGACAAACTTCTAGTAATTCACAGCAACGTTTTTTTAGTGGGGATTTAGGAATGGAATTTACAGCTTTAACAGTAAGAGATATTAAATGGGGGAGAACATGAGTAGTTGTAATTTTTATCAAGCAGAAAAAAAAGATGTTGAAGAAATTTATTCTTTATTAAAACAATTTAAATCAGATTTAATTGATTTAGATTATCCAGATATAAATGAAACAAAAGTTCATAGTTTTATTAATTTAATGTTGCAAAGAGGAAAAATAATTTGTGTTAAAAATTTAGATACAAATAAATTAATTGGTGTTTGTATATTTTGTAAATCAAACTATTGGTGGAGTGATCAAGAAACAATGATTATTCAACTAATATATGTTGTTAAAGAATTTAGAAATTATAAATTAATGAAACAATTAATTGATAGTGTTAAGCAAGTTTCAAATAATAATCCTATATTACTTTCAATTACATCAAAATTAGACGCAGATAAATTATTTGAAAAATTGGGTTTTGAAAATATGGGTTCAAACTGGAGATTAAAATAAATGTGTGGTTGGAATCCTATTGAAGATATTGTTGATATTGTAGAAGATATTGTTGACATTATTGTTGATATTGTTGAAGATGTCATTTCTTGGATTATACCTATTCCAGATATTCCAGATTATGGAGATTTAAACCAAGATCAAATAGCAAAAGGTGTATTGGTTAATAAATTAGCCGCTAATGCCGCCATACCAGTTATATATGGAACAAGAAAAGTTGGAGGTAATGTTGCTTTTTTAGAAACTTCTGGAACTGATAATCAATATTTATATATGGCTTTGATTTTAGGCGAAGGAGAAATTGATGATATTACTCAAATTTACGTCAATGATAATCTTGTTACTTGGTCAGCAGATATTAACGAAGGTACACAAATCACAGTAAATAGTTCTGATAGCAATTATTATAAAGCACCAGACCCAGATTCTTCAGCAGAAAGTTTAATTACAGTAGAACCTCATTATGGAAGTGATTCACAAGTAGCTTCTGAATTATTAAATTCCTTATCATCTTGGACAAGTAATCATAGATTAAGAGGGTTAGCTTATTTAGCTTTACGTTTTAAATGGAACTCAGATGCATTTGGTTCATTACCAACTGTTCATGCTGTAGTAAAAGGTAAAAAAGTTTATAATCCAAATCTAGATGGAACTCTTACTGGTGGTTCTGGCTCTCACAGAGCAGATACATCTAGCACATGGGAATATTCAGATAATCCAGTTTATCAATTATTAGATTATTTACGCAAC